ATTTTATTGGGTGTACACTTGGAGCTACAAATGTACAGAATTTTAATGGTGGTATGGCAGAATGTATAGTCTTCAATTCGGAAATTCCAACTTCTCAACGTCAACAAATTGAAGGATATTTGGCTCATAAATGGGGATTAGTAGGAAACCTGCCTTCTACCCATCCTTTTAAACTCTATCCACCTTTACAAGTTGCATTTACACCTGTACAAGTCTCTGGGTGTCAACTTTGGTTAGATGCAGCAGATTCTTCTACAATGACGTTATCAGGTTCGAATGTTACTCAATGGAACGATAAATCGGGGAACGGAAGAAATGCTATTGGAAATATTGGAACAGGGACATATTCTTCAACAGGTTTGAACTCACTACCTACTGTTCAGATTACACCAACAGGGAATATGGTAAGTTCAATTCCAGCGGGCAGGTTTTCAAATGGAATCGTTGTCTTTGTAGTTTTTCAAAAAACAGGAGCAAATAATACTGCTGATACTATTGTTACAAGAACAGCAACAAATTCCATTCCATCGCCGTTTGATATTTATGGCGGAATTAATCAGCCGACTGTCACTATTCGTATTGTTGGAGATGGTACAAATTATAGATCTGGTTCCGATAATCCAAATAGTGTTACAAGACTCACTTCACCTACAATATGGTCTGTTTCTATTTTTTCTACAACACCCGCTAATTGGATTGAATCAGTGAATGGTACATCAAGAACATTGACATTAAGTTCACTTTCTGGAAATGGAAATTATGGTGATAATGCCAACTTTTTCTATATTGGAACTCGTGGAGACAACTTTACAAAAATGACAGGAAACATATCTGAAATTATTGCTTACAATGCTTCTTTATTTTCTACAGAACAACGTCAACAAGTCGAAGGCTATTTAGCTCATAAATGGGGATTAACATCTAGTTTACCAGCCACACATCCTTTTAAGAAAATTAGACCTTAGAAACTACGATGGAGATATAAGTACCCATATTTGCAAAGGAAATGGACATTCCTTGTACTTTTGCTTGTAAAAGCGCAACATGTTCAGAAATAGTTTTACCAGAGCAAAACACGATGTACTCACTTAATTCGCGAGAAACTCCATCGCTACAAGCAACAGGAGGTACAATTGTTACTCGATGAATTTCATAGACATTAGGAAACCCAGAAGTTGCCCAAGAAAGAAGTTTGGTTTTTAGTTCATCATGAGAGATATTCCCAATTGCCTCAAGAGCTAGCTTATCGTCTGCTTCTTTCTGTAAGATAACAGCAGTTGAGTTCAATAACTCATCAATTGTAATAGGAGGGGGTGGAGGTGGAGGTTCTACAGTTGAACCCGGACCTCCTTCTACTTGTGATATAGAATCCATGGTTATAGGAGTTTCTTCAGCTGGTTCAGGAGCTGGTGCTGGTGCTGCAGTTTCTTCAGTACTCATTTTGTTATAAATTACACATTCAATTCTGTAAGTTACAATAACTATGCCAGGTGGATTAATGCAGTTAATGGGCAGAGGAGCCCAAGATCAACTTGTAACAGGAAACCCTTCATTTACACACTTCAGATCAGTTTATAAAAGACACACTGATTTTGCAATGGAACATTTTCAATTGGTATTTCGAGGAACTAAAATAACACTACCTCCTTCTGGAAACATAACAATGCGTGCAAAGGTTGAGAGATTTGCACAATTAGTTAATGATTGTTATTTAGTAGTCAACATACCAGATATTTACTCTCCAGTTCAACCAATTACATCTACACATCCAAACTTAAACTCCGACTCTGATGCAATTGGGTATGAATTCCAATGGGTTAAAAATTTAGGATATAATATGATTAACTATGTTTCAGTATTAATCAATGGTCAAGAAATCGTAAGACATACAGGAGAATGGATGAAATTATATGCAGCTTTGAAATTTGATGCAAATAAGAAATCAATTTTAGATCGTATGGTTGGAAACGTTCCTGAACTTTATGATCCTGCAAATGCATTTGATAGATCAAACCAATATCCACATGCAATTTCGTCTGCTACTACACCAGCACAACAATCTATTGATGGAAGAAGTCTTTATATTCCTCTTCATTTTTGGTTTTGCGAAAATGTAGGCAATGCTCTTCCTCTTATTGCACTTCAATATTCGGAAGTTGAAATTGTTGTTGAATTGAAGAACATGTATCAACTCTTTACAGTAAGAGACGTTCGTGAAACAATTGGTGGTTCACCTAATTCAAACTTTGGAAATAGAATAGCGCCAGATGGAAGCAGTAATTATTTTTTCATAAATAACTTCTTATCTCCTCCTCTGTATGACCGAAGTGGAGCTATTCCAGCAGTAGTAAATCCATCGTTGCTATTATGGAACTTAAATCCGTTTATTGAAGCAAATTATATTTGGTTATCTGATGCTGAGCTAATTCATATTGCAAAAACCCAACATTCTTTCATTATTCCACAAGTAGACGTAGTTGCTACAATGGGAAGATATGGTCCTTCAAATGATCTAGAATTGACGATGCGAAACTTAGTAACGCGTATTGTATGGGTAGTTCAAAGAAATGATTTAGAAAATAGCAATGATTATGATAATTATACAAATTGGGACGATCCAGACAAACCTCCAATTGATACAACAGGTCTTGGAAATATGTTGACATGTTATTCATCTGGATTAAGTCTTCCTACTTCAGTTTCTTCTAGAGATAACATGTTAGAATCGAATATAATTCTTGATGGTAAAGATAGATTTATAACGAAAGGAACTAATTTCTTCTCTCAAATGCAGCCTTATAGGTTTACAACTGGAAAAGCAAGTACTTCCATTCCAGGAGTATATGAATATTCATTTGCATTAGATCACAATACCCATCAACCATCTGGTCATATCAATGGTTCTATGTTTAATAAAACTATTCTTAGAAACTCATTTGTTCAACCTCCACTTGTTAATCCAACTCCAAATGCAGTTGTTACTACTTGTATTTTGAAATCAACAGCATTTACTCCCAATCCAACAGTTATTCCAAACCCAAACATCGTAGATCCTACAACTGGAAAATTAATATACAATCCCGAAGATTTGGTGACTGTAATAACAAAGGCAAATTCAGCTACACTTGAATATAATTATAACGTACGTGCATTTGTAGAAACGTACAATTTCTTGAGAATTATGGGCGGTGTTGCGAATGTTGTATTCTCTTCTTAGATTCTTCATAATGGCAACTGGTATAAAAATAACCAAAGCCGAATACGGCTCAGGTTCAACGTTAGTAGATGTAAGAGCTGCAGTTTCATCGAACATACGCAATGGAGAATTGAACTTAATCGTAAGTCCTGATTCTCTAGGCGTCCAAGATCCAGCTCCTGGACAAACAAAACAGTTAACAGTTTCGTATACAATCAACAATGGTGAAACAAATGTGAAATCAGCGTATGATAACGAAGCAATTATTATAGCTGCTCCTTCTGTTACTATAGCAAGTGGTCTCGATATAAACAAAGCTCAATATGGTTATACTGGAAATATGACAGATGTAACTGATGCTATACGCAATTATATCGACAATGGAACCATTAATGTGAAAGTAAGTCCATCAACTATGGGTATTCCAGATCCTAATCCAAATAAACAAAAGGTATTGCAAGTTGAGTATAAATTAAATGGATCGCCTAACTCACAAACAATAAAAGATGGAGAAACATTTTCAGTATCAGCACCTCCTGCTCAAAACACGCCATCTGGTCCAGGGATTGGTGATACTATAGGATATTCTATTCTTTGGACACTTCTGTATAGTTTATATTTTATAGGTATTGTAGCTGCATACAAGTATGGCGAATTGTTTAACAAATGGGTAGGATATCTCTTTGCAGGAATAAGTTTTATTCCTATAGCTGGATTTTGGTTCGTTTGTTTATTTGCGATGGGTTATCAATACTACGCTGGTTATAAAATGAACTTGTTTGAAAATGTAATCATCCCATTTAAGAACGTCGAGATTATACTACCAGTGATACAATGAGCATTTCTCTTATCGTAAAAGGTCGCAACTATTCTCAAGAAACTTTATCTGCATGGCAAGAAGTTTGGGGAATAATTTGTAAAATGGCATATGAAAATGCAACTGGATATAATTCTATTATTACAACACCATCCTTCATGATGGTAGAAAGAACTGCGAATGATACTTTGAATGAAAAAGAGCATTCAAATTATTATAATAAGAAAATTCCAGATAACGATTATGATATAACGCTAGACCATACTTGGAAAAAATATAGTAGAATGTATCCTACTAGTGAACTTTCTGTAAATTTACAATTTGAAAAACTCCATGTTCCCAGAGCTTTATTTGAATCGCTTGGCATTTATCGTTGGTTTCAATATAGCTTTCCAAATTGCAAGATAACATTTTGGGAAGAATAAAAAAGGTTGTTCCTTCTAGTTGAGCTTCAAGCCAACAAAAGAACCAACTCCTATAAATCCAGCGAACTTTTGATGTTCATCATCAACAACTTCATAAACTCTACCGGTCTTTTCACCGATAGAATACATTTTTCCTTTGAATTCTTTATCAACTCCGTCTTCCTCTTCTTCGGCAGGACCAGTGACCCATTTGCCACTGTCTCCGTTGAAGTAAACACCAGGTTGAGTTTCATAAGGTGTAATGATCATTTCAATTTGTTGAAGGTCATCAAGATCCAAGACCTCAATAGCTGCATTGCTATTTGGAGGTGGAGGAATTTCTTTCTCCTTTGGCTTTTTTTGACTTTTAGGTTTAGCTTTAGATTTCTCTTCCGCAGGAACAGCCTTTTTAGAATTTGCAAATTCGACCATATGTTGAGTAAGGTTCTTTGCAATAAAATTCTCGTTTGTAAGACCATCTACATATACTACAAACTCTTTCTTGAGCTTTTCAAACTCCTTCTTTTCATTTTCCGTAAATACAACCCCACCTTTTACAAGCTCAGCTCTAAGCTGATTTGCGAGAGTTGGTGTCATACGTGAGATGCGCTTAGTAGTTTCAGCCTTTACTTCTTTTTTAGTTTCAGCCTTTGTTTCTTGTTTAGGTTCGGGAATTGTAGCGAGAAGCTTCATAGCTTCTGCCTTACCCAAAACCTTAACTGCTTCAAGAAAGATTGTTTCAATAGACGTCTTAAAATCTGTCATTTTTAACTCTGATTAATTTTAAAAAGAAAACGACTTTTAAAATCCGTTTTCAATAATCTCCACCTGTAAAGACTTCATCCCAAGAGTCATACCTTTCATTCTCATCGTCATCTTCATATTCTTCGGCTTCATAATATCGTTTATCTAACATTTCTTGCAACATAGCGATGTCTGCTGAAATGTCAATGTGTTGATATTGAAGATTGTCAAATTCTTCTAGTAAAGCTGCTTCATCTTCATCTGATATGTCGTCTGCCTTAAGTTTTTGTATGATCAAATCCAACTTGCTATCTATTTCAGCAAGCATGGCTCTGCCTTGTTGAATTTCACTTGTTATTTTATCTTGGTTGGACATTTTACTTACTATTCTTACTGACAAGTAAAAAAGAATCCATTTTAAAAAACTCCTTTCGGAGCGAATCAATCAAATTTTAAAACTCTAGCAATCTCTTTTGCAAGTTCTTCAGGAGAAAGGTTATCTCCTCTACGTTTCTTTGTTGGTCTAATAACAGCAGGTGGTTCAAATAACTCTCTGTTGACATTGTCTCTCGGCGGAGTAGTAAACCCAACCTGTGCAGGTTGACCAGCACCAACGTATTCTTTTCCAGTAGAAGTGTTCATCTTAAATATTGAATGATTATACAGTGTATAGGTTTGATTTAAAAAAATCCGTTTTAGTGGAAAAACCCACTCCGGGTTATTCCATCTTGTCTTTTGTTTTTTTTAATAAATATACTAAGGCACAATAAATACACTAAAGCACAATAAAATACAATAAACTAAATTTTGATACAATACATATTAAACATTATTCTCCTTCGGTCTGTTTTTCTCATAATAAGAGACGTTAGACTTAAACGTGTCTTCGATTTTCGCGTAGAACGTCCAATAGTCATGCGTATCTTCAGGATACCATTCCTTAACAAAACTTTGAAAACTCATGTCATAGCCGAAATCTTCTCCACAAAATTCGTAAAGCCTATCTCTAATGGCAAGTATCATCTGATATTCTGTCTTGAGTACCTTCAAATAGAAGATCCATTCCTGCTGGATTGGAATCATCTTATCCCAAGTTGCCCAATACAACTCATCATCGACCTTTTTGCCCTTACGATATGCTCTGTCCATCTTCTGAATATTCTTCCAGTGTTCATTCTGAGTTCTCTCAATTCTATACAATGTCCTGAACCACTTACGCAGATTTTGAATGCATGGCTCTAGGTTGTTCCACGCGTTTCTCTGTTCATCAGTCATAAGCTTCAACGCCTCTTCCTCCTCGCTACGTGTATAGCTGGTAATAATTTGCATTTCAGTCGCAGTCATCTTGAATAAACGATTGTATAATCGTACAATTTAGTTTCTTGATTTAAAAAAATCCGTTTTTAATCGGACCCAACTATTCAATACGAATATCTAACTCTTCAGCTGTAGGGAATTGTTTTTCAACAACTAAAGCTGGTAAGTCAAATTCTTCAGTAGAGAAAGTTGCAATGTCTGCGACAATTTCTTGCTCAACAGCATCTAAATTATCCAGAAATGGAATACCATTCTCAATAACATGTTCAACTTCAATAAACCCAAATTTATGCATAACAAGTCTAGGTCTCCATCCTTTGTATATCTGATATTTTTCATCTGCCAATGCAGCATTTGCCAAAATCATATAATTGCGAACGACCTTTTCTTTTATAGCATCTGAGCATTTTGAAGCCAGCACGCTAGTCATGATGTCAATATACTTTTGAACTGTAGAACTCATTTTACAAATCATTAAAATGTGGAATTCCTATATTTAATATTAAAAATTCCGTTTCTCATACAATTTTAACTTCGTTTTTCTCATCAATTTTACTAAACTTACAATGAACAAATGACAGATACCGAATTTGCCAAGGTCCATCTACGTGAACATTTAGCAGGGTTGATTGTTCCTCCGATTTCTGAAGGGTTTTGGAGTATTTATACTTCTTCTAAAGAACTTTGTGAAAGAAATGGACAGACAGATCAAATTTTAAGAACATTTCAAAATATGTTAACACGTATTCCAGAATGGTCTGATTCTACACTTTCTACAGAAGTTGAACGTATAATTAAAGTATCCAAATGCAATTATTTAGATGATTTGATCATGGGTGTGTTTATCGCATATATGAAATCGTTTGCATCTCTACATTATCGTGGAAATTCAACACAAATTAAGATTGAGTTTGAAAGACCGTCAGTTGCAAAGTTTATTCATGAGTTGTACAAACATTCTGCAAGAAAGTTGTGGCAAGTTGCTTATCTTTTCAGAACTGTTGGTATAACAACAGAACAACAAGCACGCAATCGTCAAGAAGTTGAATTAATTATTAATCAATGTATGGAACAGGTTGTAAGAGCATTCTTGCCTTGGGAAGCCATTGCAAAGAACTATTTTGTCGAAACACCACAAGATATTCCTACAGTCCAAAAGTCTGAACCCGAAACTAAGACTGTTCAATTTGAACAAGATTCAGATTCTGACTCAGAATCAGAGGATGAAGAAGAAGCAATTCCTAAACTTAATGTAGGCGAAGAAGCAGGAACAATTGACGTTGAAGATTTGGACAAAAAAGAAGAAGCTCCCGCTCCTGCACCAAAAGAAGAAGTAGATCCTTTGAAAGAAATCGAATCAAAAGTATCTGAAGAAACGCTCGTTCTAAAATTGTAAAGTTTAACTGAAAAACCAAGTAAATGATGATGCTTCTTGTTGTATCTGTCGCAGTCGCTTTAGTTTCCTTTATTCTGTATGCATTGGACAGACGTTCCAAAGAGCAGCCAATCCTATGGGCAGATGCTTTGAAATTATCAATGTTTAGTGGTCTTATAACATCTGGTGTTGTGTTTGCAACATCAGATAGTACTACAACAGTCATTGAAACAGTGAAAAATGTTGCAGAAACGGCATCTGCAACACAAGATATGTTCGTAGGCGCACCTACGTTTTAAGCATCAATAACTAAAGCTGTTTCGCCTACTGGAATTGAACTAACTTCATAAAACATTTTTAAATTAGAAATCTCTTTTCTTGGAACAGCATTATCACGACAATATCTTGCAATTGCTTTATATAATCCAAATCCATGATAACGATCATGATGAGGATCTTCTTTTCCAAACAGGACAGAAGTTCCATCTTCAGTTGTCAGCCATTTCATAAAAAATAAAAAGATTGGATTTTTCTTATATTCTTCATGAGAAGGACCTTCAGGAAATAAATCCCAAAATAAGGAAGTAGCTAATCTTACTAAATCAAAAGAAGGATTGGGTTTTACTTCTGCATATTTTGAATTATAAAATGGGGGATAGTTGTATTGTCCTCCTGCTTCATCATCTGGCGAAAAATGATCGCTCATGAAAAACTTTGCATCTTTCATTCCAGTTAGTTTTATTGAGCAAATACCTCTTTCAAAATCAATAATTTTGATTAGATAACCATATGTAGGAACTTTATACAGAGTTCCTGACAGATTATAATACAAAAATTCTTTATCGGTTGAAACATACATAATATTATTTGAATGCAAATCGTTGTGTACAAGACCAAAATTACGTTGAGCAAATGCAAGAGCAAACATAACTTGTGTTAACCATGCAAGACGTTTCTCTTCTTCTGAATTACACATCATTAAATCAAAGAATACTCCATTACACTTTTCCATAACAGTTAAATGAACAGGAACATTTGAAAAACTAGCCCATGCAAATGATTCGTCTGTTTCTTCATTCTCCATATCATCTTCTATATCATCTCCACACTCGCAAGAATTAATTGCAAAGATATACGATGTTGAAATTGAAGAATCGTCTTCATCTTTCTCCTCTATATTCAACTCATTTTCAAACATATTTCTAAGTTCTCCAACATCTGATTCGACATGTTCTACTTGAAGTTCTTGAACTCCATCTAACACTGCATCTTCGCCTAAATGAATAGCAGTTCTTGCTGTTCTTGTATGCTGAAACTCAGATTGAGTTACTGAATCTGATAACTTTAATTCAAAGGTTTTACCAATATTTTGAGAAAACCAGCTTCTATCTGAAAGATCTGGATAATCGTCAGAAATATCAATACTATGATGCTTTGCAGTTCCACTGAAAATTCCATACACTTTGGGAAAATGAAGGCATCCAGATTCTGATAGAGCAGCCGAAATGATGGATCCTACATATGCAGCATTATGTTGATTTTGAAGTTTCGATTGAATTAATCCAGCTTGTTCGCTTGTTGTTGGTAGACCAAGTGTGCTTCCATAATCTCCCTGCATCCACTTGAATGGACTTAAAAGCATAGTTTTCTTAATATGAACATCTTCTACCTTTGAAGACGTTCGAATTTTATCAGTTGATAAAATTGAAACCATTTCATCCTTAAATTTTATACCGTATTCATGAGGTGTTTCAAGTTTTTCATATTTAAATAGCTGTTCAATTGGAGGAAAGAAAGGTTGAAGATGTTCTACATTCCAAATACTGTTTGATCCTGCTCTCAGTAAAGGAAGATTAGAGTATTTGTGTAAATTCAGAGTTAAAGGCGAAGTTCGCAAATCGCTTGATCCTGACTGCTTGCGTTTCTTCATTATTCAAATGTGTCAAACCAAAAGTAAAAAACTTCACGCGACAAGAACAATATGAACTTTCAAATCAAAAAATTTAATATTGAAACAATTCGTGATCGATGTGAAATTGATTCACGAAAATCCCCCATGATTGTAGTTATTGGAAAAAAAGATACAGGTAAGTCTTTCTTAGTTAAGGATATTCTTTACAATACACAAGCTTGTTTTCCAGTAGGAACTGTTATTTCAGGAACTGAAGTTGCAAATGAATTTTTTCAACATATGGTTCCTTCCAAATTAATTCATGACAAATATAGTCCTGATATCGTCATGAATGTTATCAAACGTCAACTTGCTATCAAAACTGCAAGAAACAAAGATAAAGGAAGGGGTGGTGGAGATTCAAATGTAGATCCTCGTGCATTTTTAATTTTAGATGACTGTTTGTACGATTCAACTTGGATACGCGAAGAATCTACTCGCTACGTATTTATGAACGGTCGGCACATTGATTTGATGACAATCATAACTATGCAGTACCCTTTAGGTATTACTCCAAATTTAAGAACAAACGTTGACTTTATTTTTATTTTGCGTGAAACTATGATCAACAATCGCAAGAGAATTTATGATAACTATGCAGGTATGTTTCCCACATTTGAAATGTTTTGTCAATTCATGGATCAATGTACTGAAAATTATGAGTGTTTGGTTATCTGTAATGGTGTTCAATCCAATCGCTTAGAAGATCAGGTCTTTTGGTATAAAGCATCTGAACATCCGCCATTTAAGCTTTGCGATGATAGTTTGTGGGTTGATAATAAGCCATTTTCAAGTGCTATGTTAGCTCAAGATGAATTTGACCCTATGACTATCAAAAAGAAATCCAATAGTCCATGGGTTCATGTCAAAAAAGCTGATAAATAAGTTTACATAT